TGGTGGAGGCATTGCGTCAGGTTCATATCCCGAATTACAAGGCGATTATCTTTCGAAAAACTTATCCGGAACTTTCTGAGCTGATTGACCGGTCAAGATGGCTGTATATTCGTGCCTATCCGAAGGCAAGATATAATTCCACGGAGCATTGCTGGCATTTCCCAAGCGGAGCAAAGATCTATTTCGGGAACCTGAACCGGCCTGCAGATAAGATCAAGTATCAGGGCAAGCAGTTTGATTTTATCGGATTTGATGAGCTGACACATTTTACTTTTGATGAGTATGCGTACATGTATTCCCGTAACCGTCCTTCCGGTCCGGGGACCAGGGTATACCGGCGGGCTACAGGAAACCCGGGTGGAATTGGTCATGGATGGGTAAAGCAGTACTTTGTCCGCGCAGCGGAGCCGGGAACACCGGTGACGACGCATATTGATGTCAGGACACCGGATGGTGAGACGATCAAGATGACGAGAAAGAAGATCTTTATTCCTTCTCGAGTTTTTGATAACAAGGCACTTCTGGAAAATAACCCAGATTATCTTGCGTCCCTGGCATTGCTTCCGGAGCAGGACAGACTGGCACTTATGGATGGGAACTGGGACTCTTTTTCGGGTCAGGTTTTCATGGAGTGGAAGGATGATCCGGATGGATATAATTCACGGAGATTTACTCATGTGATCAATGATTTCCCGATTCCGACAGACTGGAAGATCTATCGGGGATTTGACTTTGGATATTCAAAGCCTTTTGCTGTGGGATGGTATGCGGTCGATCATGATAGCAGAATCTACCGGATCCGGGAGTGGTACGGCTGCACGAAGGTAGCAAATACCGGAATTAAGCTGACACCGGACGAGATCGCGAAGGGCATTCTGGAGCGGGAGCGGGCGGATCCGAACTTAAAAGGCCGTAAGATTATAGGGATCGCGGATCCGGCCATCTTTGCGGAGAATGGTGGGGAATCCATTGGCGCGAGTATGGAGCGCGTAGGAGTTTGCTTCGACCACGCAGACCATGAGCGGATCGCGGGAAAGATGCAGTGTCATTATCGGCTGGCATTTGATGAGTTCGGGATCCCGATGTTTTATGTATTCCGGAGCTGCAAGGAATTTATCCGGACGATCCCATCGCTGGTATATGACGAGACCAAAGTGGAGGATATCGATACGGATCAGGAGGATCACATCTATGACGAGTGGCGGTATGTGATGATGGAACATCCGCTGAATCCGCGCCGGAATATGGATACGATGCAGATCCCGCAGGAGGATCCGCTGGATCTGTACAAGGACTCGGAAGAGATCGGAAACAAATATTATTTTTACCGTGTGTAGGAGGTACATATGGCGGGTACGAAAAAACAGGAAAACGAACATATGTTCAATTACGGTTCCGGAACTAATGGGAACCAGCAGAATCCGCAGCATGGTGCAGTTGCACCGGTGCAGCAGACCGAAAGGGTGGATATGCCGCCTCAGACAGGAGCTGATGTGGGCGGAACCATGAGTTTTGAGACTTATGCGGCCGCACGGAAGATGCTGGAGAAGAACCGGATGCGCCAGATGCAGCAGGAGCGGACGCAGGCAGTGAGCCGCCAGATGCAGGCGGGGATCGCCCCGCAGATGAGCAGCGTGGGCGTATCTTCCGGGGCAGGAAATCCGAATGCCCAGGCAGGAGAAGAGCAGGAACCGGCGATCGGGAAGCTGCAGATAGTGGAGGCGGAGCAGATCCTTCAGAAGTATAAGGACGGAAAGAAGAACTTGGAGCAGAGGATCATCGAGAATGAGGAATATTGGAAGCTGAACCACTGGAGACTGATGAATCCGCAACACACGAATAAGAATGATCCGAGACCTACGTCCGCATGGCTTTTTAACAGCATCAACAATAAGCATGCGGATGCGATGGATAACTTCCCGGAGGCAAATTTTCTTCCGCGCGAGGAATCGGATAAGCAGACGGCAAAGACTTTGAGCTCCATTGTTCCTGTGATCCTGGAGCATTGCGAGTTTGAGGCTACGTATTCATCGGCCTGGTGGGACAAATTAAAGGGTGGAACTGGGGCATATGGAGTCTTCTGGAATAATTCCATGATGAATGGCCTGGGCGATGTCGATATCCGTAAGATCGATCTGCTGAATATCTTCTGGGAGCCTGGGATTGAGCGTCTGGAAGATTCCAGGAACCTTTTTATTACCGAGTTGGTCGATAATGATCTGCTGGAGGAAATGTTTCCGGAGACGAAGGACAAGGTGAATGGGAGCAGTACGCTGAACCTGTCGAAATATTATTATGATGACACTGTGGATACATCGCAAAAATCGGCGGTGATTGACTGGTATTACAAGAAAGCCGGTAAGCTGCATTATGTGAAATATGTCAATGATATCGTGCTGTATGCGAGCGAGAATGATCCGAATTACGCAGAACGCGGATATTATGACGACGGGGAATATCCAGTGGTATTTGACGTGATGTTTGAGGAAAAAGGGACACCGGCGGGATACGGCTATATCGATATTATGCGCAACCCGCAGAGTTTTATCGATGCCATGGACAGCTCACTGGTGAAGAACGTGGCCTTGCTTGCAAAGCCGCGGTATTTTGTTAAGGACAGCTCTGGAGTAAATGAAGAGGAATTTTCCGATACAAGCAAGGATTTCGTCCATGTGTCGAATGGATCGTTGGATGATACCGGCATCAAGCGGATTGATGTGGAATCGATCCCGACGCAGTATCTGGAGATCAAGCAGAATAAGATCGATGAGCTCAAGGAAACGTCTGGAAACCGTGACTTTTCTCAAGGAGCGACGGTGTCCGGTGTGACTGCAGCATCCGCGATCGCGGCATTGCAGGAAGCAGGATCGAAGACATCCAGGGATATGATAAAGAGTTCCTACCGGACGTTTACCAAGATCTGCAATAAGGTGATTGAACGTGTACGGCAGTTTTACGATGAGCCGCGTTCATTCCGGATCACTGGCCCGAATAACCAGGAGCAGTTTGTTAATTTTGATAACAGCCCGTTGCAGCCGCAGGGAGCTGGGATGGAGTTCGGGCTGGAGATCAAGGGAAGACTTCCGGTCTTTGACATTTCCGTTAGAGCGCAGAAGGCATCTCCTTTTAGCAAGATCGCGCAGAATGAGCTTGCGAAGGAGCTTTATGGTCTGGGAGTATTTAACCCGGACAATGCGGATCAGGCGTATGCTGTGCTTGATATGATGGATTTTGAGGGAAAGGACGCTGTGATGCAGAAGGTGCAGCAGAATGGGCTGATGGCACAGAAAATCGCGCAGATGCAGCAGACGATGGTGATGATGGCCAATCTGATCTCGCAGTCCACAGGAGATACGAGAATTGCAGATGCATTGATGTCGCAGTTGGGATTGCAGGTGCAGAATCCGCAGACATCAAGCCGTGTGTCTTCCGGCTCGACAGGATCGACGGATGGATCCACGGCGCAGGAACAGGCAATTACGAATGTAACCAATGAGGCGGAGAATTCGACGGCAGGAAAGGCAAGGGCGCGCGCTGCATCGGCAGCAACGCCAAAGGTGTGATATGACGAAGGTACGGATCAAATTATCGGAAAAAGAGGGAGTATGCAGTGTCAGAATGACCGGACATGCAGGATTTAAGCCAGGAGAAGATATCGTCTGCGCAGCATTATCTATCCTGATTACGACGCTGGCGCAGAATGTTAATGATCTGGATAGCTGGAACTGTATAGAGAAAATCATCCGGCTGGCTCCTGGGGACAGTGAGGTGACGCTGCGCGAAAAGACGACAAGACCGGTTGACCGGATCACGTATGAGATCAACGAAAGAATGTATCGGAGCCTGATTACAGGATTTGAACTGCTTTCCTTGAAATTCCCACAAAATGTCTGCCTTGAGTGGGTGGGAGACAAGAAAAAAGAAGTAGTATAAGATATCTACATACGCAGGAAACTGCTGGCTCCTGGGAAGAGACCAGAGAAGGAGAAAAACATGAAAAAAGAATTATTAATGCTGAGTCTGAATCTTTTTGACGGTGGTGCCGCATCCGGAGCAGGTGCCGCCGTAGGCAGCGCAGGAGCTGCGGGAAGTGCAGGAGAAGCATCGGGCGCAACCTCTCCAGCCGCCGTGGAGAATACGAAAAGGGCGAAAAATCCTCTTGCTGATGTCAAGTATGGTAAACAGGCCGTACCGGCTACGGAAGGGCAGCAGGCCGCCTCTGCTGAAGAAAGCAGCGTAAAGACTACATCGGACGCACTGGAAGCGCGTAAGGCAGAATTTGAGCGTCTCATTACTGGGGATTACAAGGATCTCTTTGATGAGCGTATGCAGGGCATCGTGAAGAAGCGTATCGGGGACACAAAGGCTCTGGAGAAGTCGGTCAACGATACGGCACCTCTTTTGGATATGCTGGCGCAGAAGTATGGCGTTGCTGATTCAAAGGATGTATCTGCGATCATGAAGGCACTGAATGATGATAATTCGTTTTTCGAGGACGCCGCATCCGAGAGAGGGCTTTCGGTCGAGCAGTATAAGCACATGATGCAGATGGAGCAGGAGAACAAGCGTCTGAAGGAATACCGGCAGGAAGCCGAACGGAGACAGCATGCGGATCAGGTATACGCAGGATGGCTGCAGGAAGCGGATCAGTTGAAAACGCTTTATCCGGGATTTGATCTCCAGACGGAGCTTCAGAATCCGCAGTTTGGAAGAATGCTTTCTGCCGGAGTCGGTGTCAAAGCTGCATTCCAGGCATTGCATCACGACGATATCATGAGCGGGGCCATGCATTATACAGCTCAGCAGATCGCCAAGAAGACGGCGGATAACATCGCATCCAGACAGTCAAGACCGGTCGAGGCCGGACTCAATTCTCAGGCATCCGCACAGGTGAAGACCGATGTGAGCAAATTGACGAAGGAGGACCGCCGGGAA